CAGATTAAATGAGCAACCTTTGCCGTTGTTTTCCTTGAAAAAAAACGACTGCGTGCCGAGAAACACTGAATTTCCGTAAAATTCGCCTGAAAATCGACAATGATAAAAATATGAACCGTATTCACCGCCTGAACTTGCAAAATTTCCATTCGTGAAGTACATATTTGTAAAATTTATATCATAAATTTCATTATTCCACGCTGTATTTGCAATAAATTTACCATTTGAATTGTACCGCAAATTATTGATGATAAGCCCGTTTCCCTCTATTTTAAGGGCTTTTACCGTGATAGTCCCCGAAAAGCCACTCGGTGCGATTTCGTTAAATTCGTAAACAGTCCCTTGCGGAACAGAAACGTAAGCCCCCGAAGTTTCGCAAGCCGTCACGAAATCCGCCCAGTTTTCAGGAATGTAAGGGTTTGCCTGTGAGCCGTCACCTTGCATAATTACAGCCACCTTTCCCGAACGTTTATTGACATTTCCGACACATTCCCATTGTGCCGAACGTAATTCAGACCTGTATGAAGTCGAGGATAGTCATTGAATGTGTGGTCATTTACCGACCATTTCCGCCCGTCCTCACCGACAAAATATGTGACGTGTGCCTCGCTGTCAATGACGACTTCCTTTCCGATGAGCGACTGTGTACCGACTTGCGACAAGTTTTCAACCGAGAAATCCACATTGTTGACAGTCACAATAACACTGTCAGAAGTCGGAATAAAGCGGATTTCAGGTGCAGAAAAGACCGTTCCGACATTGTTCACCTCGGTGTTGGAAGCCGTGACCGCCTGCACAGTCGGATTGACTGCATAGGCGAACGGTCTTACAGTCGCATAGATAGGAAGTTCGGACGTGTAAAGTGCCTTAGTTTCGGGGACTATCGGCTTTAAGAACACGTTCATGTATTCGTCAGGATAGTCGGAAAGCGTAAGCGTACCGAAACCGTTCAGGACGGCAAAAGCCCGTCTCAGAGCCGAAAAATCGCCCTTGTGGACGAGAGCGGTACGGATAACGAGTTCAGCGTTCTGAAACGTGTCTTTCGGAATAAGAACAGGTGTAGGATTGCCCGCAATTTCGTATTCAGTCACATCGCAAGCCCACGAAGGACGGGCAACACGTTCCAGCACGATAAGCCCTAAATCCTCGGAAGAAACACTGTTAAAAACAAAGTAACTCAAAGACCGATACCCCCTTTAATCTGACGGTTTGCACGGGCTAAATCCTCATTCAGCCTGTAGACATCGTAAGAACTTGCGACTTCCGCATAGATAGTATTCTGAAAATAGTTGTTTATTGTTTTGTGTTCGGAACTGCCTATTGGCACGGCGGTATTAAAATCTGTATTAAGTGTCGCTGTGCCGACTTCCTGCATAGCCTTTTCAACGTCTGAAATATTTTTGTCAATTCCGACTGCTATTCCTGCTGGGATAAATCTGCCTACATTTTCAGCCATTAATTTTGACGGACTGCCTATCTCAAAGAAGTCAATAACGGCATTATAAGCCTGTAAACAGACATCTGCAACGCTTTCAACGAGTGAACCCGCCATTGAGGTTATACCGTCACCAATACCGCAGATAATGTCCTCACCGATTGAAAGCCAGTCAAATTCACCGAAAGCATTGACTATTGAAGAAATTATTTCAGGAATTTTTGAAACAAGGTCTGGGACGGCATTAATCAGACCGACAGCCAGTTTTGTTATAATTCCGAATCCTGATTCAATTATGTCTGGAAGATGTTCCGCAATTGTACCGGTCAGCTTTGCGACAATTTTTACAGCAGAACCTGTTATTTTCGGAAAATTTTCAATTATTCCATGTACAAGCTGTAAAATGATATTCGCACCGCTTTCAAGGATTTCGGGGAGACAGTCAAGTAAAGTGTCAGTCAGAGCCGTGACGATTTCAAGAGCGGAATCCACCATTTTCGGCAGATTGTCAATAATGCCTGTCACGATTGTAATAAGTATTGAAGTACCTGTTTCGAGGAAGCTGGGCAGAAATTCAAGAACAGTGCTGATTACTTCTGAAATGATTTCCGCAGTAATTTCGATAAGGTCAGGAATTTTTTCGATTGCCCCCTGCACTATCGACATAAACAGGCTTTTTCCGTTTTGGAGAAATTCGGGTAAAAAGTCTGAAAGAGTGTTTATCCAGCCTTGGATATTTGAAATGTAATTTTCCATAAATTCGGGAATTTTGGCGATAAATCCGTCCTTTATAAATGTTACTATTTCTCCGCCCTTACTCAGAATGGTGTCTTTGTTGCTGTCGATAACCTCACGGATTTTCGAGGGTATCTGCTGTGCAAACTCCACGATTTGCGGAAGAAAATTTTTTGCACCTGTGATAATGTTTTCTGCGATTTCTCCGCCTTTTGCGAGCATTTCAGGAAATTTAGCCTGTATGCCTGAAATTATGTCACCTGCAAGCTGTCTGCCTTTTGAAATCAGGTCAGGGATTGAATCAAATGCACGTTTTACCTTGTCTTTGAACACAGGAACAAGACCTTTCAGAACGTTCACTGCCATGGGAATTAAGTTGTGAATATAGTTTGACGTGGTTTCTGCGACTATTGAAATTTCGTCAGAAATATCCTCACCGATAGCCATGTTTCCGAGTAAATCGGTTGTTGCGGATTTCATACTTGCAAACGAACCTTGCAGGGTGGTTTTGGCTTCTTCGGCTGAAACTCCAGTAAGACCGAGATTTTCCTGAATAACATGAATTGCACTGTAAACGTCAGCGAGGCTGTCAATATTGTACTCAATTCCCGAAAGATTTTGTGCATCAGCAAGCAGTCTTTGCATTTCGGTTTTAGTACCGCCATATCCGAGTTTAAGATTGTCGAGCATGGTGTAATTCTGTTTTGCGAACCCCTGATAAGCGGTCTGAATACTTGTGATGTCAGTACCCATTTTGTTGGCATTGTCGGACATATCCCTCAAAGCAATGTCAGCAATCTTAGCGGATTTTTCGGCATCATTTCCTGTTGACTGCAAAAGGCTTGCGGAAAAACTGGTCGCCTGTTGCATATACTCATTAGCGGATATTTGAAGTTCTTTTGATGCTTTTTTTGCGTTTGCGACTACTGTATCATAGCTGTTCCCGAAAAGTGTTTCAATACCGCCTAAAGTCTGTTCGAGTTCACCGCCAGCTTCGAGAGCATTTTTGACAGTGCTGACTATTGCCGTTCCGATACCTGCGGAAAGTACAGCATTTTTTATACCGTTTGCAATGCTTGCACCTGCACTTTTTCCGCTTGTTTCGGCACTGCTGTTCAATGCGTTTTCAAGACTTCCTGCAATGCCTTTCGTGGTCGGAAGTATCTGGACGTAAGCCTTAGCGATTTCGCCAGCCATTCAGACCCCACCCCCCATAAATTTTTTGTGTAATTCTTTAAATTCGTCGATAGTGTAACCGTGCTTTTCGGGGACATTGCTGAATTTTGCAAGTACCGATTCAGGACGGTTTTTACCTTTCTGACTGTCTTTTGTCTTAGTCCAGCACAGGAAAGACAGGCGGTCAAGGATACCTGCAAGCAGTATTTCGGAAAACGGAATTTTAAGACCTGCAACTTTCATTTTTATTCGTGAACCGTGGTGCAGATTGACGGCAAGCATGGCTATATACGAAGGCTCATACTGCTTGTAGCCGTATATGTGGTAAGTTTCTGCAAGGTCACATATAAGTAAATCCTCACCGAGTTTCAGGAACTCGGCGAGGACGAGGAGTTTTTTACTTTATTATTTTCCTTTGCCATGATGTTGATAATTTCGGTTATTTCTGCCTGTACTGCGGAAAATCTTACAATACCGTCCTTTGTGCAGTGACGTTTTAATCTGTCCTCATCACTGCCGAGGAGTTTTTTAATGATTAAAATTACAGCTTTTGTTTCGTTTGAAGTATCTGCAAGAGCTTCTATAATTTCGTAGTCGTCGAAAGCTTCTGGGGAAACTTCACAGGTAAAACCTGATTTTGTAGTAATTGTCATGCTGTCACCTCCTGAATGTACTCATAGTGTGTATTTCCTGAAGAATCGGCTTTACAGGTAAGAGTGACTTCGTAAGAGATAAGTTCGTCATCTTTGTAAGTTACTTCGCCTGTTTCCGTGACGTTTCCGCACGGAATTACGATTCTTTTAGCTATATTTCCTTTTAAAATCATGTCGATAACGTAAGCGTGTTCTGACAGCGGTTCTGAATTGGCTGTAACCGTTATACCTGTTGCAAGCGTACCTGTTACATTGCCGTCACCGTGGACAGTTCTGAGGACTTCGGAATTAAGCGACTCAATAAGTGAAAATTTAAAAGTGTCGTCCTTGGAAGTCTGAACGGTTTCCACAACATCAAGACCCCATGCCCTTATGTTTTCGCTTTCGCCTGAATTATTGTTTTTTATGCCGTCCTCCGAAGCGTAACCGAGTTCCTTGAAATCTTCCGAAAGTGCAGAAGTTGCAGAAGTCGGAAGTGTTGCAGTAGTTTCGGCACGGAAAATAGCACCGCTTATTTTCGGCTTGCCTGTACTTACTTTAGTCTTGTCCATATTTTCAGCTCCTTTAATAGTGATATATATCAAAATTGACCTGATACCTGTATTCTTTTGTTTCTGGGATAGTCGCATTGTAACCGCCCTGCCGTTCGACTTTTAAAACGGCTGTTTCTGACGGCAAATCTTCCATAATTTCAGCGATTTCCGCACATTTCAGACAAGCCTTGTAAAGACTTTCGGCATACACATAAACTGAAAACGTGCTTATTCTGACGAACCTGTCACCGTTTTCAGCGACCTTTTCAAGTATGATGTACTGATTCGGGACGGTTGCAGGACGTTCAAAATATACGGGAATATCAGTCTCGGACTGCAAATAATGAAGCAGAATTGTTTCAATCATGTTTTCACCGCTTTCAGAAGGGTGTTATTTCTGGCATTGTCACGCTTTGCGGAATAAGTATCGGCAAAAACTTCGATATTAAGCCTGTGTCTGCCCTTGTACGCTTTTGCGGTCTTGTAACCGTTTCCGCACTTGTCTCTGACGTTCTCTGCGACTTCTGACAATACGCTTTCGATTTCGGAAGATTTCAGAAGTTTTTCCACTTCTGCGGAATTGAGTTGTATTTTGACTTTAGCCATAACGCACCAGCTTTACTTTTTTGTTCCACGGCAAAGGTATCAGGTTCTCGATACCTGCCGTTGCATATCCGACAGTGTAAAATGTGTCGTTGAAAGGGGACGGAAGTATAACCTTAGTGTTTTCCCAGTTGTGCGTGTCGCCTTTCGGAATTGCTATGACGTACTCGACTTTTTTCTGTGTAAGATTGTAAGTTTCGGTTACTTCGTCCGCAGTTGGCTGACCGACAAGAACATTATGCACTGTTTCGGGAATTTCGACAAAAACAGGCTGATTAAATTCGTCTGTACCCGATTGGACTTTAACAATTATCTGAATGTCAATTCCGTGCAGTTTAATCATGCGAATACAACTCCAGTCCACCGAATTTCTGACGTAAAATACCGAGTTCCCTTAGTTCGTTGCGAAGAAAATAAAGCGACTGTCCAGCGTTGATGTACGTCATTTGTACGCTGTAGCCGAGTGCCGACTGTGTACCGCTTGCAACAGCAGGAATGTTTTCCGAAATGCTGTTCAAAGCCCTGACTACAGCCTGTACAACGGTATTTTTGACCGTCATCAAAGCATTTACCGCTGATTGCTGACGAAGTTGTATTTGTGGCAGGATTTACGCCGTGCAGAGCCATGATGTCGATAGCACGGGCGATTTTCTTTGAAAAACCGTCAGTAAAGTTTTCGAGATATGGGACTTGTTTTTCTTCTGCGAGGTTCACGAACTCGTCAGACACACGGTGCTGATACACAATTTTGACAGGTTTTATTGTGACCGACTTGTATTCTGCTTCACCTGCCGGCTTATTTCCGCCCTCTCCGACTATTGAAGCCTCACCGTCCATAGTGAAAACGAAATTGTCAACACCTGCGAATGTCAAAGGAATTGAACCGCAGAGTTTTGCAAGAGAAGAGTGACCTTTTGCTTTTTTGAACACCTCTGCAACGAGTTCGGAATTGAAAAGCGTACCTGCTGTTGTGATAGTTCCCATTTTGTTATTCTCCTTTCAGTGAGTTTAAAAGACTTGAATACTTGTTTTTATTTGACATAGTTTCCCCTTTGAAGTCGGGAGTTTTCCGTGAAGTTACATACTTTGAAAGCTGTTCCGCATCTTTTTTGATGTCGTCCTCTGATTCACCTTTGAGCCTTTCAGCCATTTCAAAAGGAATACTATACTCATATGCGGTTTTAAGTTTGACCTCTTTCAGCTCATAATCATGATTTTTTGCAGTAAGTCGTTCGATTTCGGCTTTTGCATTTTCAAGTTCACTGCTTATTTTTTCATAATTTCTTTGTGCCATTTCGTCTTCTCCCTTATACTTTTTTGTAACTCCTGCACCTGCCTGAGCAGGAACAGCTACAAAACTCCACTCATAAGTATCAGTAATATCGTCAAGAATAGTATGACAGTCCTTATTTTTCTGATGTGAACAGTTTTCACTTCCGCATACTGAACATATTCTTTTTGACGCACTGCACGCAATACTTACTTCTTTCTTTATACCCCCGTCAATTTCCGCAATGAGATTCTTATTTTCTTCAGTTCTGAGCATATACGCATCAGCTTTGAGGTACTTGTAAGGTCTGCCGTCCTTAGTAAGTTTTTCAGGTTCAGAAATTACCTCGGTATCATAAATGCGTGAGTTCTGATTTTCAGCACTTGCATTGTGGTCAAAAATTCCTGGTTTGCCTATCATTTTTTTTGCAAGCTGTTCAAGTGCATTGTCGGAAAAACGTTCATTATCCCTGTCAATATCGTTATCGCAAAGTTTGACGGAAAAAGTATAGACCTCACTTTCAGTAAGGTCTTTGCGTGTAAACTGATTGATTTTTTCAAGTTTGTCCATTTTTTTCCTTTCCCCACTTAACCCTGTGGTATAGGTCAGTAAAAAATTCTCTGTTTTTTCTTTTCCTTGTGATTTGCACAAGCCCAGTGTGCAAGCGAAACGGCTTCCAAAAGTGAAACGTCCGCACCGTCCAAAATCGAAGTGTAACCGAATCCGCCCCCCGAACCTATTGAACGGTGTTCGCAGTTTGCGACAGCCTGTTCAAGAGAAGGCTGTTCCGCATGGCATATCAGACCGCCGAATAAATTTGTTTCAAAAAGGGTGTTAGCCTCGATAATTTCGTTCACTCTCGGAAGAACAATCTTAATTTTGCTCCCGGACTGTTCAATGTCGTTTTTAAGTACCGCCTGACCGTTTGCACCGTCAATCACAACTGTTTCAGCGTGAGGATTGAGCAGGAACGGAATTATCCAGAAGTTACCTTCACGGATTGGACGGCAGTCAACAGCTTCAACGAAAATTCTTTCACTCATTTTCACTGCGGCTGCAAGGGAAACGTTTCCTGATTTTCCGAACTTTACACCGAAAAATATTCTGCTTACAGCAGGCTTTTCGGCTGTCTGGCAGTCAGTCCATTCCTTGTGGCTTATTGCGGACTTCTGATTGTACTCTACCCAGTACCCTAAACGCTGAATGTTGAAATCGAGTTCGTTTTCACCTATTTCGGAACGGATAGCCCTTTCGGTGAGAATATAGCCCAGTGACGGATTGGCTTCATACCATAAATCCACATCATTCACGGCTGAAATTTTCTGCACTGACCATTCTGCCCAGCCGTTTTCACCGTTATTTTCCATGACTGTTGACCTGCGGTAATTAGCGAATACCGTTCCTGCGGATACAGCAGTCGGAGGAGTACCGCACATAATAGTCTGTGGATTTTCGGACGCCGTTACAATGTATTTCAGGGCGGTTTCCTGGTCTGCTGTGTATTCCTGAGCCTCATCAATGATTAACAGGTCGTAGCCCTCACCAAGTCCGCCTTTTGAGGAACGTGTGCGGAAATTTATAACCGCCCCTGAACCGTCAAGCATTTCGATATGTTCAAGTCCGAACTGCTTTGTGGTTTTGAAGTCCTCGCCCTCGGTCAGACCCGACTTTGTAAGTACAGCGATTACCTTTTCCCACATTGAATGGGAAGTTGCGGTGCGGTGGGCGGTGAAAAGTACACGTTCACCGTGAGTAATGCCGTAGACCGCACGCATTATAATTATTTCGGATTTTCCGTTACGTCGTGGAACGGCATACCCGAATTTCATGTGAGACCATAGACCGTCACTGTTGACAGCCATAATGTCCTCGATAAGCCGTTCCTGCCATTCGATAGCGGTTCTGCCCGACCTGTTATAAAGCTGTACAGCCTGCTCTCCGTGGGACTGTGTATAAGGAAGAATTACAGATAATGTGGGGGTTTGTCTGCCGTATTTTTCGGGCATTCAATCACCTCCCCGAACAGTTTGGAGTCGTATTCAGGACATAAGAAAACCGCCTGTTTATTCAGACGGTTTTTCAATAAAAAATAATCAATTCTTTGCCAACATAATCGCCTTTTTCTTTAATCAAAAGAGCATTTCCCCAGCCGAGAGCGAGTCTGGCAGTTGCTTCTAAATTATCTATAAGCACTTTACCGCCAAAATAACGTATTGGCAAATCATTATTCAACACTATAAGATTAATGTCTTTATGCTGTTCAATTATTTTAAAATTCATATGTTTCACGAAGCTAAACCTCCCTTACTTTATAACAAATAATATCACACTTGCTTAATATTTCTTTTCCTTTGAAAATATTTTTCAGCAGTGCCTCTTTTTCTTCAGCAGAATAATTTGAAGATAAAATGCTTTGTTCTAAATAATCGTACTTATTTATGGTTTTCTTATCTGTTATTACATAATGTGCCGTACTTGGTGAAAGAACTTCTGCCTCAACATTTCCATGTTTTGAAATATGCTGTATTCCAACTGCTGTTTTATTATTTTCGCATTCAATTATGACAGAATACAAATTACTCATTGAAGCACCTGCATAATTATTTGCAACTTCTCTTTCGCTTGACCACGCATAGACAGTATTTCCTGAATATGTATCGCCAACCTCTAAAGCGGAAAACGCTTCATATTCTGCCTGTTTCCTGAAATTCATTCCTCTGCTGATAACTCCGTCATAAGTTCCCATTCTCGCAAGACCTTCATTAATTATTTGTTCCTGCTCTTTTCGATTGCCTTTAGTAAATTCCTCGTAATCATCACCGAGCCATTCAATAAGAGCATTCTGGAATTTTTGAGCCTGTTCTCTATTATAGCCTGTTTCTTCAATAATTGAATTTAATGCACTTTGGTTGAATTTATCAATTTGGGAATCAGGAACTTCAAATTCATAAGGTATATCAATTTGCCCTCTGAATTTTCCGAAATGCTTTCCTCTGTCCTTTATTATACCACTATTACGGCTATTTGTCAATCCCCTGTACTGCAAATTCTGCTGTTGGAGTTCGTCCGCCTGCTCTCTTGAAAGAACAGTGGGCTGAAAGTCCTCTTTGACTTCCCACGTTTTTTTATTCCGGACGTTTTGCCGTTCACGACCGTTTTCAAAAGTTACCGAGCAGGTACAGTTATCGTGACGGCGGTAAACGTCCGGAGGTTCTTCACCGTAGACCCACCGCCCAGCCATAGAGGTACACCACTTACAGCATTTGCCGTCAGTGGTGCGGACTATGCGACATTTCAGCCCTGCATTACTGCGGAATTTTGCGTTTTCCTGAATACAGTCGTCATGGAACGACAATCCGACATTGGCAACGGAACTGTCCGCTCTGCGCTGAATTGTTTCAATCGGGACAGTCGGGTCAGCGAGGGAATGGGCAATCTGCTGAACACGTTCTGTCGGAAACGTGGCTTTCTGCGGATTCAGATTAAGACGGTTCTTTTTGTCGGTCAGTCTCTGGACTTCCGCAACACGCTGATTTATGTCGAAATGTCGTGATTTCAGGAGTTCACAGCAGACGTATTCACGGTCTGACGGAGAAAGTTCCGAAACCTTTTCGGAAAGAAAATTCCCCAGCAGTTCCGAAGAAATCTGCGAATATCTGAAAGTATCGTCAAGAGTAGCCGTACCTGATTGTATTTTTCTGAAAATCGCCTTTAATTCGGGATTTGAAGTCAGTCTGAGCCTGAGTTCGTCCTGTAGCTGAAAAAGCAAATCGTCCTGTTTACTCATCTGAATCGCTCTCCAGTCCAGTCAAGTGACGGATATTTTTTGCACCGAGGAAATCAGGACAAGCCTGATTTATTTTCAGAACAGCGTCACCGATTGAGGCAAGGGAAGCGGAATCTGGTTCAAAAACGGGCATGAATTCCATTTTTGTACCTGCGAACGCTTTTCTTTCGTACCCGAAATTGTCACGGATACAGGCGGACAAGTACCCTGCATTTACGAATCCGCAAGAAAAAGTACGCTGTGCTTTTCGGGCGGTAAGACGTAAATTTTCGTGTGCGGAACGGATAGCTTCCGCTGATGACGGATTTGAGGTCACGAAACCTAAGTCATCAAGGGTAAGACCTGTTTCTCCTGCGAACAGGCTTGCATACATTTTAATCTGTTCGGCATACGGTGCAAGGCTTGCGGTCTGGAACTGTCCCATTGAGGGCTTGTTACCGTTTTCGTCATTGCCGAACGCTAAAAAAGCGGACATTGTAGCGTATACCTTATTAAATTCCGCACTTTCGCCAAGACCGAGAATGTACTTCTGCGGAAAGGCATAAAATTCCGAACAGATTTCGGCACGTCTGAGGGTTCGCAGTGCGGACTGTACAATGCTCATGCAGGAACGTGAAATCCTTGAATGTCCGAACGGACGTTTAGCGTCGGGACGGTAAATAATCGGGACGAGCAGGGCATAAGGTGCTTTGTGGACTGTCACTTCGGTAAGTCTGCCGTTTTGATAGTACTCTGTGCAGTACGGCTTGAAATACGCTTCAAGAATGGTTTTGCCGTAATCGTCACGTTCGAGGACGGCATAACCCTCGGTTAGAAGATATGTCACAGGGTCGATAATTCCCGTAGCGTTTGCACCGTCAATTACCTGTAATTTAGGGTAATTGTCACCGTCAATGCCGACATAGATGAAACTGCAAGACGAAATCAAAGCCGAAAGAACTGCACTGTCGAACAGCACATCAGAATTGTTAAGCGTAAAGATTTCGTTTATCAGAAAGTTGTCACGGGAGAAACCGTCAGGGAAAAGCCTGTCCGCAAGGGAATCTACAGATTTTGCACACCAGCCGAGGACTTCGGAAAGCCGTTTAAATTCAGCAGGAATAATGCCTGAAAGTTCCCTTACACTGTTTTTCATTTCGTAGTATTCGTACCTGATATTTACTCTCGGCTGTTTTAGGGTAAGTTTTTGCTTGAGAAAGTCAATTCCGTATTCCATTAAGTCTCCTTTCCAGCGAGAAATATTCACAGTGACGGCGGTGAAGTCCGCAACAGAACCGTTAAGGGAAGTCCCCCCCTATACCGTTCTCCAGTCGAAAGTTTGAGGAAGTACACGGTTTGAAATCACCTTGACTTCTGTACTGAATACTTTCTTTTCGGTCAGCTTGTCGGATTTCTGCCTGTTACAGCACATATGGGCAAGCTGTAAGTTTCCGATTTCGGAAGGGTGACCGCCTTTTGAAACTGGTA